ACTTACAGCTTGAGGAAGTGTCACTGGTTGACCGACCTGCTAATCAAGAGGCCACTATCGCACTCTTCAAGCGTGACACTTCCGGAGAGGAAATTACTAAGATGACTGATGATATGAAGGCTAAACTTAAGCCTTACATGGACAAGGGTATGTCGGAAGAAGAGGCCATGAAGGCTTATGACACCGATATGACCATGAAATCTGACGATGCTGAAGAAGCTGACGTTGAAGCTGTAGATGTTGATGCCTTGAAGGCTGATATTGAAACACTCAAGGCCGAAAACGAGCGTCTTCGTAAGGGTTTGATTGAAGAAGGTTACGTTATCGAAGCTGATGCTATCCAAAAGAAAGCTGAAGTTGAGATGATTGAAGTTTCTGGTGAGATGATCGTTAAGTCGGACATCCCTGCCCCCGTATTGAAGGCCCTCGAAGCTGCTGCTATCGAAAAGGCTGACATTGAGCTGACTAAGAGTGCTGGTGAGGCTCTGCCACACTTTGATATTACAGTCGCTAAGGCTCTCGTAGCTAAGTTCTCTGAGGACGAAGCAATTATGGTCGCATTGAAGGCTGCTGATGCTGCTTTTAACGCTGCCATGCAAGAGTTTGGTAAGTCCGATGTAGATGGCGAGTTCGCTACCTCTGCTGACAAGCTCGACGCTCTCGTAAAGTCCTACATGGACGAAAACCAACTCAAAAAGAGTGATTATGCCAAGGCTTACGCTGCTGTAGCTAAGACCGATACAGGCAAAACTCTTATTAACAAATCCTACAAAGGGGAATAATCATGGCCGTTATGCAGTCCCGCGATAACCGCACTTTCATTGCTGGGGAAGACCTTACCGCAGCTCAATTCAAGTTTGTAACTCTGGAATCCGATGGTCAGGTTGACCTTGCTGATGCCGCTGGTGAGAACGCTATCGGTGTTTGCCTTGTTGGCGGTGCTGCTGGTGCTGCTGTCACTGTCTGCGTGTCTGGTTCTGTTCTGGTAACTGCTGGTGGCACTATTGCTGCTGGTGCTTCTGTGCAGACAGACGCTGCTGGTGATGCGATCACTGCTGCTGCTGGTGATGTCGTACTGGGCTATGCCCGTGAAGCTGCTGTGGACGGCCAGATCATTGAGATCGAACTGATCCAAGGCGGCAACGTTGTCCCTGCCTAATCCAAGCATTTAAGGAATAATAGAAATGCCTCTTTTGACCCCATCCGCCGTACATATTGACCAGCCCCTCAGCAACCTGACGCTGGCATATGTGCAAGAGCAAACCAACTTCATCGCTGACAAAGTGTTCCCAACTGTGGGTGTTCAGCGTCAGTCGGACAAGTACTACATCTACGACCGTGCGAACATGAACCGCACTGGTGACGTGAAGAAACTTGCCCCTCGCACAGAAGTCAACCGTATCGGTATGGCTATCTCGAACGACAGCTACTTTGCTGACGTCTACGGTCTGGGCATGGACTTCGATGAGCAGACACTTGCTAACGAAGATGCCATGTTGGAAATCCGTGCCGCTGGTTCGCAGACCATTGTCAACCGCCTGCTGATCCACCGTGAAGAGCAGTTTGCATCGTCCTTCTTTGCAGCTAGCATCTGGGGTACAGACGTAACTCCATCGAACCTGTGGTCGGACTACACCAACTCGACCCCAATCACTGATGTGACCACTGGTCGTCGTACCATGCAACTGAAGTCGGGCGGCTTTAAGCCAAACACTATGGTTGTCGGTAAGGAAGTCCGTGACATCCTGATTAACCACCCTGACATTCTGGTCCGCCTGAACGGTGGTGCTACTGTCACCAACACTGCACTCATCACCAATGCCAAGCTGGCTGAAATCTTTGAGGTAGAGAACTTCTACGTCATGGAAGCTGTGAAGAACGATGCTGTCGAAGGTCTGGCAGAAAGCAACTCCTTCATCGGTGGTAAGAACGCTCTGCTGGTTCACGCACCTCGTAACGCTGGTCTGATGACCCCAGCTTCGGGTCTGACCTTCGCATGGAACAACATTCCCGGCGCAAACAACCTCGGCATCACTGTTGAGTCCTTCTCGGACGATGCACTGAAGCGTCAGCAGGTTGCAGAACACATCCAAGTTAAGATGGCATACGACATGAAAGTTGTTGGCGCTGACTTGGGTTACTTCTTCTCTGCCGTTATCGCTTAATTAGCGTTACTAAACTAATGGAGTGTCCTCAGTCTTCTGGGCTGGGGTCACTACCCACCAATAAAAGAACATAACAGTATCCAAACACAATGGAGTAGTCCTATGCACCCATCATATCTAGGCTTCCAAGTAGACTGGCCCGTCTTCGTAAAGCAGCCACTATCTGCCGACAATAAGAATTGGAAACGTGGAGAACATTTTAACTGGTTAGAGCGAGGGTTGAGTGAACAAACTGTGTCGCTCCTCTATGCCACTGGTTTTATCTACCACAACACAGAGTTTGAAGTCCAAGCCAAAGTAGGTGATCGCCTGTCAGAGATGTCTGGTGCGCAACTGAATACCCTAGTTGGCTTGATTAACTCTGAGGTCAAGAGCAGAACCTCTAGCCTAGACGAATACAAGAGGAAGAAGTGTCCTCAGTCTAAGATTGATACAAAGCAACGTGGTATTATTCGTCGCTTCCTGAATAACAATGCTTGGATCACAGAAGATTTTTACCGTATTCGTGACGGTATTTTAGGCGATTGATAATCGAAGGGATGCCCAAATGAGTTGGAGTTATGATTCTACTGACCTAGACACTACAACAGCCTCTGGGCGTCTCAACACAGTCCGTCTTCTAGTGGGAGACACTGACACACTAGACCAGCAGGTGCAGAACGAAGAAGTCCTCTTTGCTCTCTCAGAGAGTGGTGATAACGTCTACTATGCTGCTGCTTGGGCTGCTAGGGCTATCTCCTCTAAGTTCTCTCGGAGGGTCACGACAAGTCTAGATGGCTCTCTCAGTGCTAACTACAGTGACCTTGCCAAGCAGTATAAAGTCCTTGCTGATGACCTTGAGTATCAGGGTAAGACCTCTGGTGCTGTCATTGGTGTACTAGCTGGCGGTATCACCAAGTCTGGTATTCAGGCTGTTCGTTCTAACACTAATCGTATCGAAGGTTCCTTCCGTAGAGATCGCTTCAAGAACCCTCCAAGTTACGACACACCAGAGTATGAATGAGGAGCTAGAGCATGACCTTCCGCTCCTTTGACCTGTTTAATCTAGTGCGTGACTTTGGGGAAGACCTAACTCTGCGTAAGATTACCTCTGACGGTTCTTACGACCCCACCACAGGTTCTGTCAATGGGTCTGTCACAACGGACTACACTGTCCTTGGTTACTTCTACAACTACGAGACCCTCAACGTAGATCAGATACGCAAGGGGACACGCAAGTGTGTGATCTCAGCCCTATCTAATGTAGAGCCTGATGAAGACGACCAACTGCTAGGTAATGGGGATGCTGTATCCATTGTCTCTGTATCTACAATCTTTTCTGATGGTGTCGCTATCTGCTACATTTGTCATGTAAAGGAGTAGGACATGGGTAAAACCCAAGTTACAATAAACCAATCCTTTTACAAGAAGATGGATGAGATACAGAATAGGGCTAAAGAAGGTATCTGGTTAAAGGGTGAAGATATTGTCTCTTATGCTGCTGCTATCTCCCCTATTCAGACTGGTGCCTATGTAGAATCCTTTTCTGTCGTACCCAGAAACAGTGGTGGTGGTAGATCACGGTCCTCTGACAACAGGCCAGTTCTTCCCGCTGGTGCTAAAGATGCTAAGAAGCAAGATGAGGCTGCTAGGTTGAGGGCTGAGGTTAGAGCTGTCGATCCTCTTGAAGAAGATGGCTTCACACTGAGAAACCGCGCCCCACACAACACTGTTGTAGAGAACAAGCATAATGTGTTCCTGCGAACTCAGGATAGGTTTAGGTAATGGCTAGTATCTATGATGACATTCGAGCTGCCCTTGAGGTTAAACTAGGTTCTATCACTGATGTCCCTTCTATCGGTTGGGAGAACTTACAGTTTAGTCCCACTACTGGTCAGCCTTACCTAAAACCCCGACTAATTCCCACTCGTAGAGAACCTGCTGTCCGTGGCATTAACCCACAGATGTACTACCAAGGTATCTTTAGAATTGAGTGTTATGTCCCTGAAGGTGTCGGTCCTGCCGCTGGTGACGATCTTGCCGACAAGATTATGGAAGCCTTTGAAGCCACGACAGACGTAAGTCAAGCTGGCACTATCGTATCCATCCGTTATGCCGAAAGAGAACAGGCAGAGATTGATGGACCCTTTTACATGATACCAGTTAATATCGGGTGGTATATTTATGCTTAGGGTTTGTAAAACTTGTTGCTTAGAGAAACCGTTAAATGAGTTCACCAAGAATAGTAGGTGTAATTACGGGGTGACGAACAAGTGCTTGAAATGTTCTGCTGAATACAGTTTGAAATATTACTACGATAACACTGAGTTGAGGGCAGAGGCTCAAAAGAAATCTGTGGCTAAGAGAAAATCTAAGGGCAAAGATGTAAATAAAGCTCAAAGAGAGTGGGCCAGAAGAAACCCACACTCAAAAAGGTTTCATGCGGCCCAGAGAAAAACTCATGTGAAGCAAGCAACCCCACCTTGGCTGACTGACAGTCAAAAGTCCCACATCAAAAGAACTTATAAGTTGGCACAGATAATCAAGGATGCCACAGGTGTAGACTACCATGTAGACCACATCGTTCCCTTACGTGGGAAAAACATCTGCGGTTTGCACATACCAGAAAACCTGCGGGTTTTAAGGGCTGACCTCAACTTATCCAAATCCAATATTTATAAATAATCCCCATAGGAGAAACAACATGGCCTTTGCACAGGGTTCGCGCTCCAGCTTGTCGTACATCGTAGAAGCTACGTTTGGCACTACACCCGCTGGTAACTTTACTAACCTCCCTTTCAGCACTCACTCTTTGAACCTCACTAAAGACCGTGTAGCTGGTAACGACATCCAAGCTGACCGTATGCCTCGTGTGGACCGTCATGGTAACCGTCAAGTAGCAGGTGACATTGCTGTTGATCTTCGTGATGCTGACTATGACGACTTCCTTGAATCAGCTCTGCTTAACACTTTCTCGACTAACGTCCTGAAGGTTGGCGTTACCCCTAAGTTCTTCTCCATCGAAGACTATGCCGCTGACATTGACCAAGCCCGTGTGTTCACAGGTTGTTCGGTTTCTTCGATGGCTATTTCCCTCGCCCCCAACCAGATGGTTACGACTACTTTCTCGATGGTTGGTAAGGACATGACCATCAGTGGCACACAGAAGACACAGGACGCTGCCTCAGGCGCTGCTCCCTTCGATGCCTACTCTGGTGACATTGCTATCGGTAACGTGGCCTCTAGCTCCGCTGTAGCCATTGTGACGGGCCTTGACTTCACCTTGAACAACTCTTTCGCACCCACCTTCGTTATTGGTGACGACAGTGCGCCTTCTCTGGAATATGGTCGTGCGGAGATTGAGGGGACTATCACCGCATACTTCGAGGATGCAGCCCTGATTACCCGCTTCCTGAATGAGACTGAAAGCGAACTGGAAGTGTCTGTGAATGACCCAACTGGTGCTAACGCTTACACATTCCTGTTCCCCCGCATTAAGATTAACTCTGCTGACGTTGGTGTCGATGGCCCAACTAGCCGTATCATCAGCATGTCTTTCGTTGCTCTCTATGATGCAACTGAAGGCACAAACCTGAAGATCACACGTCCAGCAGTGTAAACAGATACCTAGCTGCTATAGCATCGGCCTCACGGCCTTAGGTAGGGGAGGCTCTGGTCGTCGGGTCTAGGGTCTCCCCATTTATACTACCCGATAAACCCCGACATAACCCACAAACAAAGGAAATCCCGATGGACCTTATGAACCTTAAGCCTACCAGTGACACTGTTGAAGTTAAACTGGTGCATCCCAATACTGGCGACCAACTTAAGAACGACGACAAGACTGATATGACTATCACTGTCTACGCAAGTCATTCCAAAGAGTATAAATCTGCAATGCACGAACAGACAAACAAGCGTCTAAAGGCAATGCAAGGTAACAAGAGGCTTGACTTTAAGTCAGAAGAAATTGAAGATGCAACTCTAACCCTACTCTCCAGAGTTACAGCCAGTTGGGATATTACTTACGGTGGTGAGAAACCTAAACTTACTGTCGCTAGGGCCAAAGAGGTATACGGAGAGGTTTTCTGGATTAAAGATCAGATTGAGGAGGCACTAGCTGACTCTCTGGATTTTACGAAAGCCTAACTTGTCAGTTATGTGAGTGGGCTGAACATCAGTTCAAACTCAACAGACCTGATAAGGATGGCATTTCAGAACGAGAACATCTTGAACAAGTAGAGAGGCAGATTGGACGTAGACCTGAAGCATTGGAACCCCCGACAGATTTTCCACAGCTTATGTCTCACGTCTGGTCTGCCTTTATTACTTTAAGCCATAGCAGAACACAAGGCTTTTCTGGCCCTAACCCGATAACATACGAACAAATCAAAGCATGGAAAGAACTGACTGAGACGCCTGTAGAACCTCGTGAGATTGAGGCTATTAAACGTGTTGATACAGTTTATATGAGGGTGGTGAATGGCTGACGTATCAATAATCATTGCGACTAATGCTAAAGAGGCATCAAGGGATATTAGCGGCCTCTCTGCCTCTATTACAAATAGTGCGGCGAGGGCAAATCAGTTAGCCAAATCCTTCGGGTTCGTTGACAAAGCCTTTAACAAGGGTAAAATTGATGCTGTTCAATACTCAAGTATAATACAGAGGTTGAACAAAGAGGAGTCCAATCTCTACAGCACCCTTGGGAAAACCACATCCGCACTGAACACACAAGCGTCTGCAATGAGCAGGGTTGCCAAAACTACAAGCAGCGCCGCTATTGCAGCAGAAGCTCTTACTAAAAGACAGCGCATGGCTGGTAAATCCACCAATAGGTTTGGGATGTACTCCCAGCAGGTTGGTTATCAGGTAGGTGACTTTGCAGTACAAGTTCAGTCTGGGACTAATGCCCTTGTTGCTTTTGGTCAGCAGGGTACGCAACTTGCTGGGTTATTGCCCGGACTAACTGGTGCCGTATTGGGCATTGGGTTGGCTATTGGTACTGCCGTAGCTAGGTCTGTGTTAGACGCAAAGAAACTTGAAATTGATTTTAAGGCAGTTATAAACGAGCTAAAAAAGCCCCTTGAATCCATCAAGCCTATAATGGATGCAGTGTCTTCAGCTTTTAAGTCTACTGGTGGGGTCGCTGTTTCAGCAATATCAACTATTGCCAATAACCTTGATAGGGTTGTTCTTTATATTACAGTTGCTGCCGCTGCATTTGGAACCAAACTTGTGGCAGGCTTGATTGCAGCAAGAGTTGCAACTTTTACCCTTGCAGGGGCTTTTGCCTTTCTTAGGACAGCTATAATTAGAACGGGTATTGGTGCGATTATTATTGGTATCGCAGAAGCAATACGCATGTTTATGCTACTGTCTAAACAAATTGGTGGCGTGGGTCCGCTACTCCAGTTACTAAAAGATGCCTTTTTTGAGGTGTTGGACAAGGTAGGACTTATGTTTCAGTGGCTAGGATTGATGGCTAAGGCAACTTTCTTCGGCATACTGAAAGATTCCCTAGAAATTCTGTCTGACCTACTGAGCAAGGTTAACAGCAATTTCGTAAACAAGTTTATTGGTATGTTTGCGGGTGCTATTGGGGCAGTAGCTGAGTACATTAAGTCCTTGCCAGACATTTTTGTTGCTGTCTTCCAGATGGTTAAAAAGGCAGTGGCTGATGGTGTTAATTCCTTCACGGGTATTATAGGTGACGGTATTAACAACCTTAGGGGTAAGGTGGGTTTAGATGCGGTAGATTTTGGTCAACTAATTGACACTTCAGGTATGGTGGGTGGTGATGTCGCTGGTGTTCTGGCAAACACTAAGGCAAATATCTCAAGCGCCTATCAACGAGCAACAGCTATTGATTATGTGACAACTGCCCAGAACAATCTCAACAGTGCCATAAATGATGCGGACCGACTTCAACAAGGCGCTCTAAGCAGTGCTGTAAGTGTAGATGCCGCAATTCAAAATCAGGGTGCGGCTGTTGGGCAGTTAGTGGACGCTTACAACAAACTAGGTAATGCGGCTGCTATAGACCCCTCAAAAATGTTACGGCCTCAGAAAGATGACGACAAATCCAAGGCAGAAGACCCCCTAGAAAAGATTAGGCGTGAAATTCAAGCTGAACTTGATTTAAAGTATGTGCAAGAGGATCGTTATCGGGTCATAAAAGCTCTGGGCAAGGATGCAAATAACTACTCGGAGCAACAGGTACAAAGCGTAGTTAATCTCGCTGAGGCTTCTAGGTTGGCAAACGAGCAGTTGCAAAAGATGCAAGGGTTGAGTGATTCAATCGCATCTTCAATGGCAAGTGGTTTTATGTCAATAGTTGATGGTACTAAGACAGCTAAAGACGCCTTTAGGGATATGGCTCGTGACATTATCAAGCAACTCTATAATGTTCTTGTTGTGCAACAACTTGTGGGGTCGTTTGACGCAAAGACTAAAACTGGAACTGGTTTAGCGGGTATGATTATAGGTGCCTTCCAAGCTAATGGTGGTGCGTGGTCTGGTGGCTCTCAAATCCAAGCCTATGCCAATGGTGGTGTCGTTGGTGGACCCACAACATTCCCTATGGCTGGTGGTAAGACTGGCCTCATGGGTGAAGCTGGTCCTGAAGCTATCATGCCACTAAAGCGTGGTGCTAATGGTAAGCTGGGTGTTCAGATGGAAGGTGGTGGTGGAGACA